TTAGAAGTTCCATATTATAGAATATTCAGCATTGGTACATATAATTTTATTGATAATCGTGTTTACCATGATTTTTTGTTCACCATAAGGAAGTTCACTTATGTTTTTTGAAGAAAGAAGTTTTTTTGCTCTAGAGATACGGAGATTATTTACCTCAGTTTTATCTTGATTAAGTTGATTAATGATAGATTTTTTTCTAAGGGTATTCTGCTTAGTTTGTTCTTGAAGCTCTTCCAATGATATTGCATCAATCATATACATATTTTTATATTTGGCCAATTCTTTTTCAAGTCTATCAAGTTTTTTTTTTAATGACATAGTATCTACTTTGTTACTATCTTCCGTAGTGGATACAGCTGTTTCTAATAATTGATCATTGATTTGTAATTCTGAAATTGAATCTATTACATACTTCTCTAAAGCATCTTGTCGAAAATATCCGGAATCACAGGCATTATTTTCATTGAAATCAACAGGACGGCTCCCCCCTCCTGTTTTTCTGTAGTAACATTGATAACGATTGTTTGTAGTTCTATCTTTTTTCTTGTTACCCACAACAATAATTAGAGGTTTTCCACACTTTCCACATTTCAAGATACCTGATAGCATATATTTAGACTGAAAAGGTTTTGGATTATTATTTGCTTCTTTAACTTTTTTATTCCTTTTTGCTAGTTCATCTTGTACAGCCCAATAAACTTTTTCGTCAATTATGACATCATTATCTGTTTTATAGAGGTCACCTTTAAATAATTGAGACCCAATATATACTGGATTTGCAAGGGTTCTTCTGACTGTAGTTGGTGCCCAAAGTTTCTCTTTACCAATGTGCCCTTCGTCATTTAAAATTCTTACTATTTTAACGATGCTGACACCGTCCAGGTACATTTCAAATATACGTTTTACTATACTTGCTTGTAGTGGATTTGCTGATAATATTCCTTTTTCTTTATTGTAATCATAACCGAATGGCTGTATGCTATGAGCAGCCGTTTTACCGCTCTTTATTCGTCCAGCATATCCTAATGCCATACGCTCTTTAATCTGTTCACGTTCAAGCTGTGCAAAGACTGAGAGGATACCAATCATTGCTTTCCCAAAAGGAGTAGTAGTATCAAACTTTTCTTGTAGACTGACAAACCCAATTCCAATTTTATTGAAAACATCCTCAATAAGAAATAATGTATCTTTTTGAGAGCGACTTAGTCGATCTAACTTATACACAAGGACAGTATCAAATTTACTTTCTTTAGCATCTTTTATGAGTTGTTGCATTGCAGGACGTTCAATATTTGACCCAGTAAATCCGGCATCGGTATAAGTATTGTAGACTGTCCATCCCATTATTTCACAATATTTGGAAAGTTTGTCTGTTTGTTCTGAAATAGAGTAACCCTCTTCAGCTTGTACGGTAGTTGAAACACGGGCGTACACTGCTACTTTTTTCATTGTATTTGTACCTTTCTTTTTGTTATAATGGTACAAGAAAACTTCACGATTGCCGTGTTGTTTCTGTACTAGATCTAAATCCGTCCTGGGACTCGCCAAAGTTTAGGACGGATTTTTTATTTTAAGTTACTCTGGTAAATTATTTATAGCGTACTGAGCTTGCTCGGGGGTAAACTTATCATAGATTAATTGATCTTGAAGGTCTGCATTTGAGAACGACGAATAATCAAGATAAGATTTCGCAGTTTTAAGTGCTTGCTCGTTCCAATCAACTTTTACATTGTCAATTGCATATTGAGCAGCATCTTCAGGAAATTGTTCAAAAATTAATTGTTCTTTTAAACCCTCTTTTGAAAAAGATGAATAATCTAAATAATTATTAGCTGATGATAATGCATTTTGAAATTCTCTGGATACTTTACCAGCATCTTTATTTGTTGAAGGTTGTGAATCTTCTTTAGAACTTGAAGGGGTAATATTGGAAGAAGGACTGGTAGTTGCACTTTTACTCATTGATTTTGGTGTATAATCGTGGTCAGAATACCCAATAATTATGGTACTACCTTTTTTAGCATAATAGCTAATATCTGGATTATCATACTCATCAACATCAAAATATTCTACATTAGGTTGAGAACTAATCTGATCGCACATTCCTTTAATTATTTTTTTTGAATTTGACTCGGCCTTTTCATCAAAATTAGTTACTACAAATTTTACTTTTAGACCTAATTGATTAAATTCTTCTTGAACTTGTTCCTTTGGTTTAAAATATGGATCAGAAATTTTTATATAACCACTAGGAATTGGCTTTTTAGATTCTGATTTAGGTAGTTCTTCAGCTGTTTTATTAGAATTTGAACAAGCACTCAAAGCAATAATAGAAAATAGCATAACTATCATTAATCCCAATTTTTTCATTAATTATCTCCTTACCCTTTTAACGTGATTAGCGCACGTTCTTTTATTTAAACAGTTTCATAATACTCAGCATTATATTGCTCTAGCATATCCTCACATAAATGCTCAACTTTATATTCAAAATGATAAGCATTCATGAAACGTTGGACACTCAATTCCTCGGGAAGTGGAGCAAAATCCCAAGTTAGAAGCCATTCCTTAAATCTATAGGCTACCATATATGAATTGGCTTCTGCTTCCTGTTTACTACTATAGCCCTTTGAATGGCAATCGTAATGTACATGACCATAATAGCAATGGCCAAGTTCATGAAGAATAACATTTTCTTGTTCATATATTGTTAGATCATCACGTATATATATAACATTGTCATCCGGTAAGTAAACTCCCTTGGTGTCGCTTTCCAGTTCAACACCATTTTCGATAGCATTAAAATATATTATTTCAGCACCAAGTTCACGAGACAATTCTCTTAATTTTCCCATAAATCATTTTACTCCTCACGGTCAATTCTTTCTTGAAGAGTATTTTTTAAAAGACGCTTGAAAAACTCTTTGTCATTATCACTAAGTTCTCCGCCGCCATAAGCGCTGGCTTTATTAATCTGAGCATCAAGGTACTCATCGGATAATTTATAGTGATTTAATGATAAGACTTTTTCTGCTTCCTGCTCTTTATGTTGCTCTTTGGCAGTATCAAGCACAATTTTCTGACGAGGTTCATCAAGTTTTTTCATAGTTTCAACTGTTTCTTCTATAATAGGAAAATCAAGTTCTGATGTACTGGCTGTATCTTCCTTAGATATTCCCAATAGATATTCTGTAGAAATCCCTAAAACTTTAGCGAAGTCATCAGCACGATTCAAAGGAAATTCTCTTGTGAAATTAAAATATCTAGACACAGCAGACTTTGCCATATCTACACGGCGAGCGAGTTCAGATATGGAAAGATTTTGTTTGTCTTTTTCATCTATTAGTATTTTTACTATTTCTTCATTTGTTCGCATGTTTTTCTCTCTATTAAGTTGATAAAAACATTATATCATTGTTCCCAAAAAAGCACAAGGAGTAAATGTAAAATATTTTTTTGTGTTTTTTTATATCTTTTTTGTTGACAAGAGAGAACGATAATGTTATTATTATTTTGTTCTCGAAAAAGAACGATGAAGAGAAAGGAGAAAAATATATGACTATTGATTTAAGTAGAATCAAGGCAGAACGAATTGCTAAAGATTTAACTCAGGACGATGTTGCTAAACAGATGGGGTGGAAGTCAAGAGCTGCCTATGCAAAACGTGAAAATGGTATTGTTGCCATTGGTGCAAATGAACTAATTCAATTAGCTGCAATCTTTGGGTACAGTAAAGAAGACTTAGGTATTTTTTTTAAGTCGAACGTTCCCGATAAAGAACAAAAAATGTGAGGAGAATACATGGCTAAAGAAGAAAAAGATATCCCAATCAAGCACATCTTTCAAGATGGTCGGGTCATTATGGGTTCTACTCTTCACGGTTCCCCCGGACTGAGAGAGGTGTGTATTCCAGATGATCATAAGATTTATCAAGTTTTTGCTCGTATAAACCGAGAAGCTCTAAATCGAGAATCTGGTCATAATTAGAAAGAAGGAACTAAAAATGAACAAAACAAAATTTTATGCAGTGCTTACTGCTAAACGTAAACAGCTTGATGCAGACACAAAGAAGTCTGTACCTGTAAAAAAAGACTTCATTGTAGGATTGATTCAACCTATGCGTATCAATGCACGCAATGAAGCAGAATCCATTGCTAAGCGTTCAAAAATGAAGCTTACTGGCATTTATCTATATAAGTAAGGAGAACGAAATGAAAAATCAAATGACTGAAGCAGAAAAAACAATTGCAAATGCGCCTAAAGAAATTCGTGAAGCTCATGCAATTAGAATTGGTGAAATCCGCAATAAGGATCACTACAAAAGTCGTATGGCAGTAGCAGATGCTAAAGAAGTAATTGGAAAATTTATTGTTGATGTCTTATCAATTCCTGAGACAAAAGAAAACTCAACAATGGTTGCAGCCATTGCTAAGTTAGCAAAAGTCCTCAATTAACTACTTCAATTGACATTATGTGGTCAGAGTTAATATACACATAGTTATCAATATTGGGATTATGAACTTTGAATAAATTAGGTGAGTTAAAGTACATATTACGGAAATCTTCATCATGATAGTCATAAGTTTCTGATTGTCCATCTGTAAAAAGAACTTTAATTCGAGAACCAGGATTTTGTTCAAATAAATTAAAAAGCAATTCACTCATAAAATTGTGCTCCTTCCTATTTTACTAAGTAGCTACTATATAACTACTCATACATATTATATCAAGGAGAAACAATAAAAACATAATAAGGAGCAAAGATGGCATTTATAACAAAACAACGTCTTGCTGAGTTGGAACATAAAGAACGACAATGCAATTTCTACCAAAATCAATGTAGAGAACTTTCATTGGAATTGAAGTTGCGTAAACAGAACGAACACAATCGTGAAAGAATGATAGGTTTCAATGAAAGCATGGAAATTCAAAAAGACCCCACAACAGGACAAGAAATTCGTGAGCATAAAAAAGTAACACGTACAATCATTCAGCCTGTGGGGGAGTCGCTGAAAGACTACCTAGAAAATAGTCCGTTCAAGGCAAAATAAAAAGCTCCTAGCAGCAACTAGGAGCGGGTAGAATTTTTGGAAATATTCTACTCTGATTATATCAAAAATTCGGAGGAAACATGATTAAAATCAATAAACTTGAAATTGAAAATGTAAAACGGGTTAAAGCAGTCAAGCTTGAACCTACGAAAAATGGCCTGACAGTCATTGGTGGTCGTAATGGTCAAGGTAAAACTTCTATTCTTGACTCTATTGCCTGGGCACTTGGTGGGAATAAGCACAAACCTAGCCAACCACAGCGCGAAGGTAGCGTGTTACCACCTAGCTTGCACATTGTTATGAGCAACGGTCTGGAAGTCCGCAGAGATGGAAAAAATAGCGATTTAAAAGTTATTGATCCAAGTGGGAATAAAGCAGGTCAACAATTGCTCAATGGATTTGTTGAAGAGCTGGCGATTAACCTTCCAAAGTTTATGGAAGCCTCAAATACAGATAAGGCAAAGACTTTACTTCAGATTATTGGAGTAGGTGAGCAATTAGCAGCCCTTGAGCAAAAAGAAAAAGAACTCTACAACGAACGGCATATGATTGGGCAGATTGCTGATCAGAAGCAGAAGTTTGCAGACGAACAAACATACTATCCAGAAGCCCCTAAGGAGCTTGTCAGTGCGTCAGAACTTATTCAGCAACAACAAGCCATACTTGCTAAAAATGCTGAAAATGGACGAATTAGAGGGCAACGAGATAGCTTGAAACAGAGACAAGCAGAACTTGATTCCGAAATTGCTCGACTCATTGAAGAAAAAGCTAAAGTTGACCAACAGCTTATTATTGCTGAAAAATCTGCATTAGATTTGCATGATGAATCAACTGAAGAACTTGAACAAAATATCCAACAAGTTGATGAAATCAATCGTAAAGTTCGGGCTAATCTTGATAAAGATAAAGCCAATGAAGATGCCCAAGATTATAAAAATCAGTATCTGGAACTTGATGAAGCTATTGCCAACGTTCGCAGAGATATGAAAAAGCTGCTTGATGATGCGGATCTTCCTCTTCCTGGTCTATCTGTTTCTGAAGGAGAACTTCTCTACAATAGCCAACGCTGGGACAATATGTCTGGTGCTGAACAACTCAAAGTATCGACAGCTATTGTGCGTAAATTGAAGCCTGAATGTGGATTTATCTTGATTGATAAGTTAGAGCAGATGGATGTAGAAACGCTTGAAGAGTTTGGCAAATGGTTAGAACAAGAGCAGCTTCAAGCCATTGCAACACGAGTTTCAACGGGTGACGAGTGTTCAATTATTATATCTGACGGTTACGGCGAGGAAGTGGAAACAACACATAAGAATGTCTTACCAGTTGCGCCTGAAGCCCCTAAATATCAATTCTGAGGTATGAGCTATGGAAATAAGACAAATACCTGATTATCCCAACTACGGTGTAACAAGAGATGGCCGTGTTTGGTCTTATAACATAAATAAGTTTATGAAGCCCTATTCCAGACCTAAACACGGGAATGTTATTTATTTGTGGAATGACGGAATTAAATTTTGTAAGTACATTCGTAGATTAGTATTTGAAACATTCACTGAAGATATTCCAGAATGCGTTATTCACAAAGACGGCAATATTTTTAATGACAAACTTGAAAATTTAAAATCATCCAGTTTTTCAGAAGTAGCGATCACCATGCTAAAAAAGCGAAAGTATTCAAATAGAAAGATTTGTCGCGTAAATATAGCTACAAAAAAAGCGGATATTATCACAATACGTAGAAAAGACAACGATTATTCAAGAATTAATCAAGCCGTTCATAGAAGAGCAGTTACAAGTGGCGGATGCTTCTATTACTACATTGGTGAAAAAGATAAGTTAGTTGCAGAAATCAAAGCCCGTATTCACTCAGATAAACTTTCTTTAGAGAGTTTATCTATGCGAGACAAATACAGTCCATATATACGAATAATAAAAAAGCATATAAAGAACCATCAAAAGTATCTTGAAATACTTGAAGGGATAGAGGAGTACGCTTGAAAAATAATCTTGCAGATTTACTGAGAAGTAAAAAAATAACGATTTTAAAAATGTCACTTGATACAGGGTTATCTCGAACGACACTTACATTTTTAGCAAAAAATAGAACGAAAAGAATTGATTTCAATACTCTGGCTGTTATTTGTAAGTACCTTCAAATTAAGCCTAATGATTTCTTTTCTATGGAGGAAAAAAATGAGTTTTAACATTACAAGTGGTCCAACTGCTACCGCTCAAAAAGTAGTTTTGTATGGAGTAGAAGGAATTGGTAAATCTACCTTTGCTTCACAATTCCCATCACCTATCTTTATTGATACTGAGGGATCAACAGCCAATATGAATGTTCACCGGATGGATAAGCCCACAAGTTGGCAAATGCTAATGGATGAAGTGAATTATATTAAGCAAACACATATGTGTGACACTTTGATTATTGACACAGCGGACTGGGCTGAAACATTGGCCAATCAGGCTGTTATTGCAAGTGATGTCAATGCACAGTCTATTGAAGACTTCGGCTATGGTAAAGGCTACACCATGGTAAAAGAGAAATTTGGAAAGCTCCTTAATCTTTTATCTGAACTTACCGATGCTGGTATTAATGTGGTTGTTACAGCCCATGCAGATATAAAGAAATTTGAAAAGCCTGACGAGATGGGAGCATTTGACCGCTATCAGCTTAAGCTTTCCAAACAGTGTGCGCCTTTGTTAAAAGAATGGGCGGACATGGTGCTATTTGCTAACTATGAAACCACAATTGTTACGGATAGTAAAACGAAATCCAAAAAAGCGACTGGTGGTAAACGTGTTATGTTCACTACACACCATCCGGCATGGGATGCAAAAAATCGTCATGGGCTACCTGATCAATTGCCGTTTGAATTTGGAGCTATCGCTCATATCTTCCAAAAAGCTGCTCCAGTTCAACAACCTATGACTGAACAAGTTCCACCAACACAAGTAGCACCCACGGTTGAAACACCTCAAGAAAACCAATTTTCTCGTGATCCAATTACCATTGATCCAGCAATTCCACAAGAATTAGCTCAACTTATGATGGCTAATGAAGTAACTGAAGAGGAAATCCGCACACTGGTAGCAGAAAAAGGATTTAAACCCCTTGAAATGCCAATTCGAGATTATCCCTCAGACCTTATTCAAGGTGGACTAGTTGCACAGTGGGATAAGATTTTCGCAGAAATTAAATCTAAACGAGTTTATTAAAAAAAGGAGAACAAACAAATGAATAACGATATGGAAATTTTAGGCTGGGATGATGAAGTAGAAGAAGGAAGCCCCTTCGTCTTACTACCAGAAGGAGAATATCCTTTTGTAATCACCAACTTGGAAAAAGGAATTTACGAAAAGCCAACAAACCGCGAAAGTAAGATCCCTGCTAATGCTCCTAAAGCTACGGTAACGATTGAAATTCAAGCACCAACTGGTGAGACAAGTACTTTGACAGAGAATTTTTATCTTTACAAAAAAATGCAGTGGAAAATCAATCAATTCTTTACTTCAATTGGAGCACCTAAAAACGCGGAAGGTAAAGTGAAAATGAACTGGGGTATAGTCTTGGGAGCACGTGGAAAAGCTAAACTCATTGTCAACACTTATAAAGATAGTAAAACAGGGGAAGAAAAACAAAATAACCGTATTGACAGTTTCCTTGAACCAGAAACATCAACACCAAATTATCAAAATGCAGCACCTCAAGGCCAACAAATGCCACAACAAAATTATCAACAGCCACCAATGCAACAACCTACTCCTGGTATGCAACAGCAACAACAAGGAAATGTGGCACCATTCCCAGGTAACACTGCAGCACCTCAAGGGCAACAACAAGCCCCAGGGTATAACTTTTAAGGAGAATTGCAATGAAAAAAATTGATTTAAATTTAAGTAGTCTCGCTTCTGGTGGGGTACAAGAAAACTTTGATATGGAAGTAAAAAAGCTTCTTAAAAATATTCAAGATCCAAATACAGATGCTGAAAAACCGCGTAAATTAGTGATGACTTTAACTCTTCTACCAGATGAGTCACGCGAATTGATTAAGCTTGATAGTCAGATCAAACTGACTATGGCTCCAACTAAATCAGTCACTACAAATCTTATCACTGGTAAAAATCCTAATGGTGAAATTGAAGCTCAGGAGTTGAAGTCTGGTGCAAAGGGTCAAATGTATTTTGATGAAGAAGCAACAGTCCGTACTGATACAGGGGTGCCTGTTGAAGAGATTGAAGCACAAGCTACAGAAACAAAACAAGATGTAATTGACTTACAAAAACAAAAGAAAGCATAGGTAAAAAATCATGACATTATCAAAAGAAGCAATCCAACACATTCAAGAAACTGCAATTTCTCCTGAAGATCGTCACATTATTATTGATGGACGTTCATTCACCATTGACAAAGACGGGATTCATTATGAAATTCACCGTCAACCAGTTTTACCCGTTTATCTTAGTACATTGACATCAATGGTTGACTTTATCAAAAATATTGACTTTGAAACAGAAGAAAAGCTTTATTTAAATATTGAAGGACCACAGGAAGTGAATCTTTATAGTTCCCTTCAGTCTGACAACAAACGTGATACTTTGGCACACGTTGAGGCAATTACACCAGCTATTGATTTTGACCGATTCAAATTAGCTGAAGATATGGTTATTGAACTTCAAGCCAAATTCTTACCAACTGATGACCGCGATCTTCTTCTACAAGTTCTTGGAAACCTTAAAGAAGAAAACGTGAAAAATCTTGGTGATGACGGGGTATCTCAACAAGTTACTATTAAGAAGGGTGTAGCAAGTTTGCAAGATGTTAAGGTACCAAACCCGGTTACTCTTGCACCGTTCCGTACCTTCCATGAAGTGAAACAACCTGCATCCCCTTTTGTCTTTTGTATGAAAGAAGGTGGCTTAGGAGCTTTATTTGAAGCTGATGCTCGCGCTTGGAAAATTGATGCCATTCAAAATATCAAAGCTTTCTTTGAAGAACAGCTTGAAGGAATGGGACAAATTATTATTTTGGCTTAGGAGGTTATTAATGGAATTACGTCCATACCAAAAAGAAGCCAATCAAAAAATCAAGGAAGAGTGGGCGAGTGGCGTTAATAGAACGCTGCTCGTTCTTCCTACCGGGCTAGGTAAAACAGTGACTTTCTCTGATTTAACAAAAGATTTAGTGAGTGAAGGTGAACGTGTTCTAATCATGGCCCATCGAGGTGAACTCTTAGATCAAGCTGCAGATAAGCTCTACAAAGTAACAGGATTAAGAGCTGCAGTTGAAAAAGCTGATCAGACCGCTAAAAACACATTCTATAGTGTGACTGTGGGAAGCGTTCAAACTCTTATGCGTGAGAAACGCTTAGAGCAGTTTCCAAAAGACTACTATGACACGATTATTGTTGATGAAGCTCACCATGTGTTGGCATCCAGTTATCAAAAAGTATTTTCTTATTTTGACCAAGCAAAAGTTTTGGGTGTAACTGCAACAGCGGACCGGACAGACAAGAAAAATCTTGGGACCTTCTTTGAGTCCTTGGCCTATGAGTACAGCTTACCGGATGCAATAAAAAATAAATACTTATCCCCGATGAAGGCTCTGACTATTCCTTTAAAAATTGACTTGTCGGCAGTTTCTATGTCAGCCGGAGATTTTAAAGCAAGTGAAGTTGGCAGTGCTTTGGATCCATATCTTTACCAGATAGCGGATGAAATGATTAAACATTGTCGAGATAGAAAGACAGTTGTTTTCCTCCCGTTGGTTGCAACTTCTAAAAAATTCAGAGATATTCTTAACGAAAAAGGATTTAAAGCTGCAGAAGTCAACGGTGAGTCTAAGGACCGCGCAGAAGTACTGAAAGACTTTGACGATGGGAAATACAATGTTCTATGTAATTCAATGTTGCTTACTGAAGGCTGGGACTCACCAGAAGTTGATTGTGTGATTATGTTAAGGCCAACAAAATCGCGCCCCCTTTATGTTCAATGTATTGGGCGAGGGCTTCGACTTGCTGAAGGAAAAGAAGATTGCTTAATCTTAGACTTCCTCTGGCATACTGAACGCCATGAGTTGGTACATCCCGCTCACTTGGTTGCTAAAGATGAAGAAGTTGCTAAAAAAATGACTGAGAAAATGGCTGAATTGGAAGATGAAGCAGAGCCGATTCCCTTTGACTTGGAAGAAGTCGCAGAAATTGCAGAAGGCGAAGTCGTCCAGGATCGTGAAAATTCACTTGCTGAGAAATTAGCAGCGATGAAAAAACGGAAAAGACAACTTGTGGATCCTTTGCAATTTGAAATGTCAATTCAAGCAGAAGACTTGGTAAATTATGCACCGTCCTTTGGTTGGGAAATGGCACCAGCTTCAGATAAACAAATTGCAGCACTTGAAAAATTTGGGATTTTCCCAGAAGAAATTGAAAATGCAGGCAAGGCTAAAATCTTGCTGGATAAATTGAACAAACGAAAAATGTCAGGTTTAACCACACCTAAACAAATTCGTTTCTTGGAAAAGAAAGGTTTCCACCATGTGGGAACTTGGCAGTTTGATAAAGCACGTAAGCTTATTGACAGAATCGCTGGCAATGGCTGGCGGGTTCCAGCAGATATTAACCCTAGCCAATATACAGGAGTTTAATATAAATGGAAGAAAAATTTGACTTGATACCTCTTTTAGATTTTATCCCCCCATCATCACTTGACTATACAGAGTGGGTGTCGGTTGGTATGGCTTTGAAGCATGAGGGATATGGTTTTGAAACATGGGACCTTTGGTCTCAAGCTGACTCACGATATAACCCCAATGAAATGGAAGCCAAATGGGCATCACTTGGCCATAATGGTGGGACACCAGTAACCGGAGCTTTTATCACAATGAAAGCAAAAGAAGGAGGTTGGCAACCACGTCAATATAAAGGAGATGATGGGAACGAATTCCTTGGCTGGGATGATGAAGTAAGTGCAGCACAAGAATATAAATTTATTGATAAATCTTGGGTTGAAGGTCAAGAAATTCGAGAGCCAGATTATTGGGATCCTATTGAGCAATTAAAAACTTACATTCAAACCCTCTTCAAAAATGATGATTATATTGGCTATGTGGTTGACTCTTGGTTACGTGATGATGGGAAATATTCTGTCAGTGGTAAAGGTAACTATACGAGGACCGCAGAAGAAGTACTCAATCAATTAGAAAAGTACAAAAATGAAAAGGACTTAGGCTTTATTGTAGGAGATTCTAATCCTGAAGCCGGTGCTTGGATTCGTTTCAATCCTTTAGATGGTAAAGGTGTTAAAAATGATAATGTCACAGAGTTCAAATATGCTTTGGTAGAATCGGATAATTTGAGTATTGATAAGCAAAATGCAATCATGCGTGAGCTTGAATTACCTATTGCAACACTGGTTTATTCTGGTGGAAAATCAGTACATGCCATTGTAAAGATTGATGCTAAAGATAAAAATGAATATCGAGACCGTGTAGAGTATCTCTATAAAATTTGTAACAAGAATGGTCTACAGGTTGATAGTCAAAATAAAAATCCGTCTCGACTTTCCAGAATGCCTGGTATTATTCGAGGTGAAAAAAAGCAATATCTTATTGATACGAATATTGGTAAATCAGACTGGGAAGAGTGGCAAACATGGATTGAAGACTTGAATGATGATTTGCCAGAATTTGAAAGTCTCGCCGAAATGTTTGAAGAAGATCCACCACTTGCACCAGTTCTGATTGACAACGTACTGCGCCGCGGGCATAAAATGCTCATTGCTGGACCGTCAAAAGCTGGTAAATCATTTGCACTCATGGAAATGTGTATTGCAATTGCGGAAGGTATTCCTTGGTTTGGTTTTAAATGTGAACGTGGAAAAGTTCTTTATATCAATATGGAACTTGACCGTCCTTCAGCCTACAAACGATTTAAGGATATTTACCGAGGTATGGGAATACGTCCGGATCATGTAAAAAACATTCATATTTGGAACATGCGTGGACATTCAATTCCAATGGATAAACTAACGCCCAAACTTATTAGACGTGCGCAAAAAGAAAAATTTGATGCAGTCATTATTGACCCGATTTACAAAGTATTGACGGGTTCTGAAAATGATGCAGAACAAATGGCTAAATTTACCAATAACTTTGACAAGGTAGCCGCAGAACTTGGGACATCTGTTATCTACTGTCACCATCACTCAAAAGGTGCACAAGGTGGAAAATCTTCTATGGACCGCAGTTCTGGTTCTGGTGTATTTGCCCGTGATCCTGATGCAATTCTTGACTTGATTGAGCTTGAAGTTACGGACAATCTTCGTAAAATGCAAGAAGGACGTGCAACAGCGAACTTCTACGCAGAGAAAATCAGAAATGAAAATCCAACATATTTGAGTGAGATTGGCCAAGATGATTTCTTATCGGCGGCAGCTATGCGTGAACATCTCACTGCAGCACTTGGTCAAGAGAGAGCCTGGCAAATTTCTGGCTTTGAGCTTGGAGAAGTTCAAAAAGGTGTGAAGCTCATGACCGCTTGGCGCCTTGAAGGAACACTTCGAGAATTTCCGAAATTTGAGCCGGTTAATCTTTGGTTCAATTATCCTCTACATACTCATGATGAAGTTGGTAATTTGAAAGACTTAGATCCTGTGGGAAGTGAACTTCCTTATAAAAAAGGTGCTAAGAATGGTGGACAGTCTAAAAATGCCGAGGAAAAAAAGCTTGAACGTATCAAGAAAAACACAGCAAATGTGATCACTGCTTTGGACAGTTTAGATATGGAAGGAAAAGGAAAGGTCCGAATCGGAGAGCTTGAAACATATTTTGACAAGTCGCGTAACACTATCAAGCAGTGGATAAGAGATTCTGATTCTTTGGAAATTGATGATGAAGGGTATGTGTCTAAATGTGAAAAAAATGAAAGTTCCAATTCTGAAAATTAGAAAATTGTAGTGTGTCAAACCTGTCAATTTTTACTTAAATTGATACCCCTGTCAGTCCTGTCAATGTGCCTGAAAGTGACAGGTAAAAAAGGGTGTCAAAGCTGTCAATTTTGACAGGTCTGATAGTGTCAAAAAAGGGTGTCAGTGATTTCTATACATCCGTATAGAAATATCCTGGGGGTGTAGGTGTATTGACAAGTCAAATTTGCTCTGGGTGTTGCAAATTTTGACAAGTAAATGACACCCCACCGAGTGGCGCGAGGGTGGGTGGTGGTAAGAAGAAAAATTAAAAAGTTTTCTTAAGAAATGAGGTGGAAAATTTGAAGAGAAAATATAAAAGTAAAAAATTTGATTCAGTAAAAAATATGCCGGAACTTCATCATAAATTACCGGATCAAGATTTTGAACTGGAGAAAAGTGAAGTCTTAAATTTTTTGAAAAATGACGAAGGAACAATGCAGTGGTTATTTGATACTATGAATAGTTCAGGATTGATTGTCTATAATCCAGAAACTAAAAAATGGCATGGTAAAGACTATGGACTATGAAAAATTTTTCAACGATGTAAAAAATTGGATTTTAGAATGTAATTCTCAAGCGGTGAAGTTGGGTTTCGGAAAACCTGAATTTTGGGACTGGGCTGTGATGTCACTTGGAGAGTTATCAACAAAATATAATGATCAACCGCTGGTCATGGCACAAACAGATATGTTGCTAAACTGGCTAGAAGATACCTGGGAGGGTGTAAAAAATGGAATTTGAAGATATTTTTAAAAATGTTACAGACCGAAAAGATGGAAAAACAGAAATTTTGCGGCTTGCCGGCGAATTGATGCAAATCTCAGCAAAAGCCAAGGTACTTGCTACACGCTGTGGAAAGTTGATGGGTGAATAGAGTGAAAAAGAAACTGACTATTGAATTTGAATATGATGATTTAGGAATAGATTTCAAACCTGTTTCTTTAAACTATGAGGATATCAACCATTCAATTTTGGCTTTTTGCATTGCGAGTATTCTCTATGAAGAAGATAAAAGAAAGTCGTGTTTTTCTTCTCATGTTGCGGAAAATATCACTGCACTAAAAGGGGGAAAACATGGCTCATAAATATGGTGCAAAGAAAGTTACAGTTGATGGGATAACTTTTGACAGTAAGGCAGAAAGTATTTACTATCAGCTGCACAAGGATGATCCCAACATGAAAATGCAAGAAAAGTTTGTGTTGATGGACAAGTTTCGCTTGAATGGCAAAGCATATCGTGAAATTGCATATAAACCAGATTTTACTTTCTATGATGAAGAAGGCAATCTGATAAAAGTAATCGATGTAAAAGGTATGATTTTACCAGAGTTCAAAATTAAAGCAAAACTCTTTGCCAATCGTTATGGGATACCAATTACAATTGCAAAAAAAGTTGCACGGAAAGATGAATTTACAGAAAAGGTGATGTGATGGATATTATTGTAGACCTAGAAACTCTAGGAACAGACGTAGATAGCACAGTTATTCAAATAGCTGCTTCCGAATTTGATATAACAACTGGTAAATTGGTAGGTCAGCCATTCAATGAATGTGTAGATTTACATTATGTACCAGAAATTAAAGCTTCAGGAAGCACACTAAAATTCTGGCTAGGTCATCCAGAGAATCAAAAAGTTATCAGAGATATTGTCGCAAGAGGTGAGAGTGCTCGTAATTCAGAGTATCAATTATGGAATGCTTTCTTTGTCTGGTTAATGGAAAAGTCCATTGAATGTGACGGAAAATTAAAGCTCTGGGGTAATGGAATTTCTTTCGACAACATGATTATAAAACATCATCTTGGTAATGACTATGTTGGGAATGGTCGTTATAATCAAGTTGTTAAATTCTGGAATGAACGTGATGCACGTACCTTGGTTGATATGTATTGCCGTAAAGCAAAAATATCTGATCGTGACTTCAAAAATTCAATTCCAAATGAAAATAAACATGATGCAATGTCAGATATTATCTGGGAAGCAAAATTTTTAAGTGCTGCTTATAACGGATTGGATTTCAAGGAGAAACAAGATGAAGAAGTTTGAAGAAGAATTTGATAAGAAAGTTAGTGTATTTCACGTTATGGGTCATCACAACGGTATATGCTGTTCGGTTGGTGAAGTTAAAGCATTCGGGCATGGCTGGGTAAGCCCAGAGGACCATCAAGCAGAGATTGGGAAGCTCAAATCCCAGCTCGAAAAGCAGCAGCCAGAGATTCCAGAAGTTCCGCAGTTTATGGATGAATGGTTCAAGAGTGATAATCTAGAAAACTTGATTGATGTATGGTACAACCATACAGCTGATTTACCCGAAAACGTTAAAGATTATTTAGATAGCTTGGGTGAAGATATCACGACATCCGAATATTGTTATAAAGAAATAGTTCATCTAATCGCTCGGGCTAAGTTAGACGGTTGCACAGTCAAGGAGAAGCGG